CACCCCGCAGTTCCTCACGCGGACAATAAATCGCCCCTCTGGGCTTAATCAAATGGCAATCAAATGGCTGGCGTGAAGGGCAAGAGTGGCGGGTCGAGGCCGGGGGCGGGCCGCAAGGCTGTCGAGCCGGTCCTGATCACGCCCGAAGCTGCCCAGATCGTGCCAGGTGAGCCGCTGGACCCGCGCCCGACCCTTGAGTTGGTCGCGCTCGGCCACATGGAAGTGAGCCAGACGCAGATGAAGGCGCTGCTGGCTCTGCTGCCCTACGTCCACACCAAGAAGGGCGAGGGCGGCAAGAAGGACGAGCAGGCCGGCGCCGCGAAGAAGGCAGGGGCTGGCAAGTTCGCCGCCGCGGCTCCGCCGCTGAAGTTGGTCGGTAAGCGCTGATGCCCGAATGGTCGACAGCCTGCCCTGACTGGGCGGCGCGGCTGCGCGCTGGCGAGTCGATCATCCCGCCGCCGATCTTCCCGGAGCAGGCTGAGCAGGCGCTGTCGATCTTCAAGGCGCTCAAGATCGTCGATGCGCCGGGTAGCCCGACCTTCGGCGAGTCGTGCGCCGAGTGGGTGTTCGATCTGGTGCGCAGCATCTTCGGCGCCTACGACGCGGACAGCGGGCGCCGGCTGGTGGTTGAGTGGTTCATCCTCATCCCCAAGAAGAATAGCAAATCGACGATCGCGGCCGGGATCATGATGACCGCGGTCATCCTGAACTGGCGGCAGTCGGCTGAGTTCTCGGTCCTAGCCCCCACAGTCGAGGTGGCCAATAACGCATACGCGCCGGCCCGCGACATGTGTAGCGAGAAGGCCGACGAAGAGTTGGCGGCCCTGTTGCACGCTCAGTCGCATGTCAAGACCATCACGCACCGAGAGAGCGGTGCGATTCTGAAGGTGCTGGCGGCCGATCAGAACACGGTCGGCGGCAAGAAGTCGGTCGGCACGTTGGTGGACGAGCTTCACCTGTTCGGCAAGATGGCGAGCGCCGAGAACATGTTCCGGGAGGCGCTGGGCGGCCTGGCGTCGCGGCCGGAAGGGTTTGTTATCTGGCTGTCAACGCAGTCCGACGAACCGCCGGCCGGCATCTTCAAGCAGAAGCTGGACTACGCCCGCAAGGTGCGCGACGGCGAGATTGTCGATCCGGGTTTCGTGCCGGTGATCTTCGAGCACCCGCCTGAAATGGTGGAGTCGGGCGAATGCCTGCTGCTGGAGAACATGGCACTGGTGAATCCCAACATGGGGTTCTCGGTGGATCAAGTCTTCCTTGAGCGCGAGTTCAAGAAGGCGGAATTGGCCGGCGAGCAGTCGTTCCGCGGGTTCATGGCGAAGCATGCGAACGTCGAGATCGGGATGAACCTGCGCAGCGACCGCTGGGCCGGCGCCGACTTCTGGGAAGTGCAGGGCACGGCGAAGGGACTGACGCTCGACGACGTGCTCGACCGCTCCGAGGTGGTTGATGTCGGAATCGACGGCGGCGGCCTTGACGACTTGCTCGGACTGGCAGTGATCGGCCGCGACAAGGACACGCGGGAATGGCTGCTCTGGACCCATGCATGGGCGCATCCCTCGGTCATGGAGCGCCGGAAAGAGATCGCGCCGCGGCTGCAGGACTTCGCCAAGCAGGGCGATCTGACGCTGGTCGCGAACATGGGCGATGACGTGTACGAAGTGGCCGAGATCGTCGCGCGCTGCGAGGCATCGGGTCTGCTGGATAAGGTCGGGTGCGACCCGGCCGGCCTCGGCGGCATCCTCGACGCGATGGTCGAGGCGGAAGTCCCGCAAGACAAGGTGATCGGCATCTCCCAGGGTTGGAAGATGACCGGCGCCATCAAGACGGCCGAGCGGAAGCTGGCCGAAGGAACGCTGATCCACGGCGGCCAAGCGCTGATGGCCTGGAGCGTCGGAAACGCGAAGGTTGAGCCCCGCGGCAATGCGATCGTGATCACGAAGCAGGCCAGCGGCTCCGCAAAGATTGACCCTCTGATGGCGACATTCAACGCCGTCACCCTGATGTCCCTGAACCCTGAGAGTGCTGAGCACACGCAGGGATTCGTAGACCTGAACGCATGACCACAAACCTAAACCTATCTGCCAAGGCGCATGTTTCGCGCGTCCTGACGGACTGGGCGGGCGCGCGTCCGGGTGCTTTCGAGCGCATGGGCATCAAGAATGCGACCGTCGTCAGTTCGAACCTCGACGGCATGAACGCGCTGTTCCAGCACATCCCGTCGCCCTCGGGCTTCTCGGTGACCGACAACACGGCGATGTTGGTGAGCACGGTCTACGCCTGCCTGTCCAAGCTGTCGGGCGCGATCCAGCAGTTGCCGCTGAACAAGTACCGACTCAAGGTCACTATCAACGACGACGGAGAGCCGGAGGAGGAGCGCAAGCAGATTCCGCGCGACTCCCTCTGGTGGATGCTGAACGAATCGCCGGCCCCTGCTTGGACCGCGGCGAGCTGGAAGGAATGGATCGTCAAGTGCGTGAACCTGCGGGGCGACCAGCACACCGAGATCCTGCGCAGCCGGAAGGGCTCCAACTTCGGCGAGCCGGTCGGCTTCAAGGTCCACCACCCGGACAACTCGAAGGCCCGTCGTGTCGGCGATCGCCTGGTCTACGACGTAAAGGACATCGCGACCGGCAAGGTTTACACGGTCGACCAAGACGACATGCTGCATTTTGCCGGCTTCGGCTTTGACGGAGTGAGTTCCCTGTCTGCGATCCAGACTGCGGCCAAGGCGGGCATCGGCAACGCGCTGGCGGCGGCCGACTACACCGGCAAGTCGATCGGCGAGGGTGCCATGCCCCAAATCTCGATCCAGTACCCGAACAAGATGGGCCAGGATCAACAGACCCTCCTTCGGAACAGCTTCGGGGCGACCTACAACCCGGACACCGGCGCGCGCAAGCTGCCGCTCGTGCTGACCGAAGGCGCCAAGGTTCAAGAGTTGAGCCTCTCTCCGGTCGACATGGAGCTCTTGTCGTCCCGCCGCTTCGAGCGCGAAGACATCTGCCAGGCGCTCGGCGTGCCGCCCGTGATGATCGGCGAGAGCAACGGAACCTCGAACTGGGGGACCGGCGTCGAGCAGATCACACTCGGATTCGTCAAATTTACGGTGAAACCGCATCTGACGCGCTGGGAAGAGGAACTGAATCGCAAGTTGTTCCGCAACGCCGGCCCTTTCCTCGAATTCGACCTCGACGAACTGCTGCGCGGCGACTCTAAGTCGCAGGCCGAAGCCGACCGCGCATCGCTTGGTGGCGCGCAAGGCCCCGGATACAAGACCCCGAACGAAGTGCGTCGCTCGCACAACCTGCCGCCGATCAAGGGCGGCGATGTTCTCTACACGGTAGAGGCCAAGCCGGCCGCCGCACCCGCCGCTGCGCCGGCTCCCAATCCTGCACCCACCGAGGGCAACCCATGAAAATCAACAAGCTGATGCAGCTCCTGAAGGACAACGCCCGCGCCGATGCTGCGCCGGCCGCGCTCCGCTGCGAGGTTGCCGATGACGGCGCCCATGTCTACGTCTACGACGTGATCGACAGCTACTGGGGCGCCTCCGCGGCGTCGCTGGTGTCTGCGTTGGCCTCGGCCGGCGACAAGACGGTCCACATGCACATCAACTCGCCCGGCGGGGATGTGTTCGAAGCCCGCGCGATGGCCGCGGCGATCGTCGGCTACGCCGGCAAGGTCGTCGCCCACATCGACGGTGTTGCAGCCTCGGCCGCCACCTACCTCGCGCTGGCCGCCTCGGAAGTCCGCATGACGGATGGCGGCCTGTTCATGGTTCACAACTCCTGGACCATGGCGATGGGCAACCGAACCGAACTGCGCTCCACCGCCGACCTGCTCGAAAAGATCGACGGCACGATCTCGGCCGACTACCAGCGCAAGACCGGCAAGTCTGCCGACGAGATCGCCGCACTGATGGACGCCGAGACGTGGATGACCGCTCAGGAAGCGCTCGACGCCGGTTTCATCGACGCCATCGACACCAACACCAAGGGCGAGAAGGCGAGCGCGCAGTGGAACCTGTCCGCCTACGCCAACGCCCCCGAGTTCAAAGAACCTGAGAAGGAGCCGGAACCCGACCTGACCGAGAAGGTCGCCGCCCAACTCGCCCACAACCGCAACCGCATCCGGTTGTTCCAGATCTAGCGCGTCTCCCGCGTCAGAGCAGAGCCCCTTTCGAGGGGCTTTTTTTATGTCCGTCTCATTACCTGAAAGGCCAAAAATGAGCATTCAAGCCCTCCGGGAGCGCCTCCAAGCCTCCAGCAAAGCCGCCAACCACATCCTCGCGGAGAAGGGTTCGCAAACCTGGACCGCCGAAGACCAGAAGGTTTTCGACGACCACGTCAGCGAAGGCGAGCGCATCAAGTCGCAGATCGCCGCGCACGAGAAGATGATCGCGGAAGACCGCGACGTCAACTTCAAGGACGCCGACGACTTCCGCATCGAGAAGGGCGCGAAGAAGGCCAAGAGCGAGGCCAAGGCCGCGTTCGAAACCTTCATCCGCAAGGCAGCCCGCGATCAGTCGCCCGAAGAAGCCCTCGCGATCCGCAACACGATGTCGACCACGACCGGCTCGCAGGGTGGCTACACCGTGCAGTCCGAGATCTCCAGCGATCTCGTCGACTACCTGAAGTCCTATGGCTTCATGCGCGCCGTTGCTTCGCAGATCACGACCGACAAGGGCAACCCCCTGTCGTTCCCGACCAGCGACGGCACCACGGAAGTGGGCGAGTGGATCGCGCAGAACACGACCGCCACCGCTGCGGACCCGTCGTTCGGCACCGTGGCCGTCAACGTCTTCAAGGCGTCGTCGAAGATCGTGGCCGTGCCGTTCGAACTGCTGCAAGACAGCCAGATCGACGTGCAAGCGCTGGTGATGAAGCGCCTGGGTGACCGCATCGGCCGTCTCGCGAACGTCGGCTACACCACGGGCGGCGGCACGACCGACCCGAACGGCCTGATCACCGCCGCATCGGTGGGCAAGACCGGCACGACCGGCCAAACCCTCACGATCATCTACGACGACCTCGTGGACCTGATCGACTCGCTCGACGTTGCCTACCTGGGCTCGCCGGCATCGAACAAGGCCATGGCTGGCGCCGAGCCGGGCTTCATGGTCTCGCAGACGATGCGCCGCGTCATCCGCAAGATCAAGGACACCGCTGGCCGTCCGATCTGGGCGCCGAGCTACGACGAGGGCCTGACCTCGGGCACCCCGGACCGCCTGCTGGGCTACCCGGTGTACCTGAACAACGACCTCGCTGTTCCGGCCGCCAACGCCAAGTCGCTCGCCTTCGGTAACTTCAACAAGTACCTGATCCGCGACGCGATGGAAGTGACCATGTTCCGCTTCGACGACTCGGCCTACATCAAGCTGGGCCAGGTCGGCTTCCTGGCATGGGCA